CCCTTGAGCATCATTTCTTGTGATTGCTCGATGGTGTATTCGGCTTCGCGCAGCATAGTCCAGCAGGTCAAACCATTGCCGAACATGTTCGCTGCGCCTGTGGCACCTTTCCCTGTTGGCCATTGCCAGTCCAGAGTGATTGATGCTCCGTACACGGTCACTACGCGGATGTGCGATGTGCCGTCTGCTCCGAAGCGGTGGTAAATGCGCTTGATTAGCGGGTGTCCTTCTGAGGTGGTCAGAGCAAACATGTGGTTTAACCACATGATGAACGCTAGGTGCATCACTTTCTTCCGTGATCCGTCCATTCGACTGAAATCACCTTCCCAGATGATGCCCTGCCAGTGTTTTGCCTCATAGCACACAGCGGACACATTTTCGGCTATTTCACGGCCGTTCATTCCTCCACAGTAGAACAATGTGAGTTCTAGTTGTTCACCAGCTGCTGAATTGAAGACGGAGCTCATCACCTTCTCGCTTGGTGCGTCGGTGATTATTGGTCGAGTGTCATTCACGCGGGTGTACATCTCGCGTTTCATCATCAGGCGGTCTGGAACATCAAGATCGTGGTCAACCACACATCCATCTGTGAGAATGATGCGCTGGGTTCGCCGGCTCTGTTTATCCCAGATCTCTTCAAAGTCCACGGGTGTGGTTTTTCTGAAGAAAACACGGATGAACTCCTTGGCATATTGGTCGTGCTTCGGAGTCCACTCGGGTGCCGGTGACTTGCGCTGGGGCATCTTCAATCGTTCGTTGATCATGCTTTCGTCATTGCCACGTGATACAAGTGGCGCGAAACTTGAGTGAATCAACGGATTGCAAAATGCTACCATGCCCGTCTTCGCCGTATCGACCCAGTCTTTAGCTGGAAGGAATTCGAAATGGCGGACGCGTGGTGGGGGCAGTGGCTGGGCGATCACACGAACGTTGCCATGGATAACATCCAAATGCTTCACAAGCACGGCAAGTTTGGTAGCGAACGCTTTCGCCTCTGCGGTGGGTTCCACCTGGCCAGTCAATCGGGCCACGGTGGATGAGGTGATCATGGATCCAAGCCTCATGGCATCTATCACGGTCTCCAGTTCACGGATCGGACAATTCACGCTCGTGAGATCGTCCGCCAGTGCGAGGGAAACCATGACGGTGTCCTCAACATGGTGGTTGAGGGCGACCACTGTTAGCGGTTC